TTAAACCATCTCGCTCTTTACAAAAGTCTATTGTTGTGTCATCTTTTTTTATTTCTAAATCCATAATTTTTCAGTTTATAACATTATTTAAAAATCATTAAAACGCTTTTTACATTTAGCGTTGTGCATAATACTACCTCAGTCTTTCATTTGCAATTTTGCAGTATTCTTCGCTAATTTCTGAACCAATATAATTACGATTATTTATTTTAGCCATCTTAGCAGTAGTTCCACTTCCCAGAAAGCAATCGTAAACTAAATAATTTTCATTACTCCAACTAATTATATGGTCGTTTGCTAATTGTTCAGGGAATATAGCAGGGTGTCCGTTTCCTAAACTTTGAGGGTTAAAAGTCCATACATTACCTTTTATTTTCTCTTTGGCAACCTTTTTAGGTGTGTGTTCTGCTGTTGGTTTGTTACTTTCGCTTGTTTGGTAAAAGGTTCTTTTCGGTTGTTTTCCATAGTTTATAGTATCAACCATTATATGATTTACTGTTTTTGGCTTTCCTTTTGAAAATACAAACATATATTCAAATTGTTGTTCATACCTATTATGCGTGAGTGGTACATACTTATCCTTTTTCCATATCATTGTATCGTGTAAATTAAATCCACATTCTTTAAAAAATAACGCTTGTTTAAATGAAGTTCCAGTTTCACTTCCTTTATGTGTTTTATCACCAACAATCCAAACAACAACACCGCCTTTTTTAGTAACTCTAAACAATTCTTTAGCTATGCTTTCAAAATCAAAACTATATCCGTTGTAAGTTCTAAGGTTATCATAGGGTGGAGATGTAACTGTTAAGTCAATAAAGTTATCTTTCATTTTTGCCATTGTGTTAAGGCAATTCTCATTGTATATTTTGTTTATCTCCATTCTATTTAGTTTATCTATTAATAATCCGTACTATGCACAACAACGGCTATATGTCCATATTCCTATCGTCATACGGCACATAGCCAAACCGTTAGCCACAATACCCTAGTTCGTCTTTTACGTATTGGTAGCATTCTTCTTTTTCACCTCTAAATATAGGCTCTCCATTTTTCTCTACTTGGTAAGTATCAAGAACATGTTGTACTATTTTATATTTATCGTTTAAATAAGATGGTGTCGTACTGTGGCTAACATCAGGTATGACATTACTAGAGCTTACTAGTTTGTCAAGTCTATCAAGTATCTGCTCTGCTCTATTATGGTGTTTTTCGTAACTACCATGTTGTTCAGGCATATTTAACGCCTTTCTTATTTCTTCAATTTCTTCTTTAGTAATCATAATTATGTTTGTTTTTCAAATTCCGTAATCTCTAGCACCGCATACCCACAGCGTTATAATTAATTGGCGTAGCGGTTTTCCCAAAGGTCGCAAATCTCTCCCTCACCACAATCCAACTCTTCCCCTTTATCATCCTCATTTAGTTCGTTTTCACATTTGCCAAGTTCATCGGGTTCATAAGGGTCATTATCCCCCATAAAGCTACGCCAACTACAAAAGTATTTACATTTAGTGCAATCTTTTTCTTCTTCTGTTTCTCTAAAATTGTTCATATCTATAAAATAATTATAACACTGTACATAAGGCATTAAAACGCCCTCATGTACTAAACGTTGTATGCCATTACAACAACCAACATTTAACTCCCTTGCCTTTCATTAACTCAATAAAATCTTTAGCGTGTTTCTTTTGCCACGTTCCGTAAAATGTGCGAAATGTGAATCCGTATTTTTTATTTTCTACTTTTACAAGTGTCTGCATATTTTAAAATTTAACGGCATACAACACAACCTATACGCCATACAAGTACAGGCGCATAGCCAAACCGTTAGGCACAATTAGGCTTTCTACTTAATAACTTACTTAGTTTTATACCTAGCCACTCTGGGCAAGGTACAGCGACAACCCATCTTATATAAGGTAGTATTCCAACAAATCCTATCCCCCAATGTTCTGTAGCTACTATAGAAAACTCAAAGCTAAATGAGTCTAAAGTCCAAAATGTAAAAATCAACCACCTAAAACTAAAACTACTTGTGTTGTGTTCGTTTGCTTTTCTTTTTTCTATTACAGGTACTAATGGAAATACATTTTTATTGTACCATTTTTCTCTTCTCATTCTTCCTGATACTGTTTGCGACATAATTAAAAGTGCCTAACAAAAGCTAAAGTTAATTGCCTTGCAAGGTCTTGTTATAATTTGATGGTTAGTGTTTAAGGCAACTAACCTTAGCCTAAACGTTACCCACCATTATGATGTACGCAACCGAAGTCCTTGCCTGTAATCGGGTTGTATGTTATTTCAACCATATCAAGTTCTGTTACTTTGTCGCTATCTTCATAGTAGTTCGGGTGTCTATTCCACTTCTCGCTTTGGCAGTATCCGTATCCTTCTCTGTGTGGCATCTTATTCCACTTTTTGCAATCTTTACAAGTTTTCATTCTGCTATAAAATTAACGGTGGGTAACACAGTATATAGTTAAAAGCCCACCGAGTTTGTGCTAAATTTTAAAATGTCTGCAATGGCTTCTAACCATATACAAGCCGTTATCTACAACACTACTTTAGTGCTTCGATTGTTCTATGAGGTACCCAATGTATCCGCTAATGTTTTCTTTACCAAACAGCTTTTTACTTGCCTTTCTCGCTTTCTCTTGTTGTTACCTCTGTTACTGTACTACCTACAACACTATGTATAGTGCATGGGTTACAGTTCTTATTTTCAGTATTTTCCATCATTAAATTTTTTCTTGTTTTTAATTAGTTATTAGTGCCACGCACCATACACTTAACATTAGCTACAACTTCCATTCGTGGTTTATAGGAAGGGTAATTCTATACATAATCCTATGCACATCTTTATCAACTGGCAAACTTTCGTGTACAAATTGTGAGTTTCCGTAATAAACCTTATTTGCTTCAAGCATAAAGCCTTCATCTAATTTTAAGTGAGAACAATCACCTCCAACCCCAGCTTTATTGTCAAACACACCATTCCACCCTTTACAAGCAGAGTGATTTGATGCTATCAGCATACCCCCTTTTTGATTTTCATAAGATAAAGCGTGTTCTTTACTTGTTAGTTTCATTCCGTTTTCGCCAACTTTCCAACCGTTCCCACCACCAGAACCCCAAGAAGAAACTTGTTTTAAATAGTTTCCATCAATATGCGGAGCACCACGCCTTAAAGTTTTTGACTTTTTTACAAACTTTCCATGTACAGTTAAAAACGCTTCACCTACTTTGTTAGGTAGACTCTTAACCATTTCTTTTGCTGTTTCTCTAAATTCAATTGGTAAAGTCGTTAAGTCGCTTAAATCAAATGGTAGCATACTTACTTCGCCATTAAAAAAGGGGATTTCAATTCTGTTTAATTCTTTTGATATACTTGTAATCATATTTATATTTAATTTTATAGTTAATAAATCGCAGTAGCTAACAATATGTAACAGGCATTAAAACGACCTGTTACACGGAGCGTTATGCTTTATACAAAAACCAGTAAAGCAAACTCATACAGCTTGTTAGTATTAATCCAAATCCTACACCGTGTAATATTGTACCTAAAACAAATATCGCAATCACTACAAAAACAATATTCCAATTTCTCAAAGTACAAAGCATAACAAGGCGTAAAAATGAATTTATCTTATCTCGCATCATAATTTATATTTTAGTGGTTTTAAACTCATTTTACGCAGAGCGTTATAGTGCATAAGGGTCTTGCTTCCATTCGGCAACGGTTTCTTCGTCCAATCTATCAGGGTTGTTTAATACTGTTGCGTTGCCCTCAAATTCACCATCTAAATATTGGAATACCGCATATCTGTCATTTACCAATATACATAACTTTGTATCATAATCATCTCTACCAAAATAACCGTTGCAGAAACCGTAAATTTTATCACCTATGTTAAATAATTTATTCATAATCTTACTAATTACGCACTATAACAACGGCTAAAAAACATAGCCAATAAACTATAGTGCAATTTTGAAACGTAATTACATGGCTACGTTTCTTAGCCAAACAGTTAGCTTTCAGTTTGCTTTTTGCATTTGCCGTCCCCTTTGCCACAGTCACATAGATTTGTTTCATCGCCTCCATCCCATTCCATGAGTTCGCAAACCGTACCCTTCGGCAAGCTAACATCCGATATAGGCAAGTTTTCGGCCTTAGATTTGTGGTAATACTCAGCATACTCTTCCATTAGTCCGTGAAGAGATTTAAGGTCGTTATTGTCTACTACATCAGCTATGTGATAAGCTCCGTACTCTTTAAGAACATCAGCGAGTAACTTTGCTTTTGATTCTGGAATAGGTCGCTTATCATTTAGCCATTGATGAAATGACGAAGGAGACCAATCTATGAGTTTACATAACTCTCTATG